CCGCACCTACGAGAAGCATTCGACCAACAACTTCCTGGCTGATGCCTTCGCTGCGCAGTTCAATGGCGATTTCGAGGCGAAAGATCGTCTTGCTCGCCACATGAATGAAGAGCGCATCGAACGTCGTGATGTCACCAGCGCCAACTTCGCTGGTCTGGTCGTTCCGCAGTACCTGACTGATCTGGCTGCACCCTACGCTCGTGCAGGTCGTCCAGTCGCTGACGCTGCACGCAAGCATCCGCTTCCGGCATCTGGTCTGACCATTTCGATCAGCAAGATCACCACAGGTTCTTCGACTGCTGCACAGACTGAAGGTGCTGCCGTTTCGGAAACCAACATGGATGACACCAAGTTGGACATTTCGGTGGGAACCATTGCAGGTCAGCAGACTGTTTCACGGCAGGCTCTTGAGCGTGGAACTGGTGTCGATGCCATCGTGATGAACGATCTGATTGCTTCGTACCACACCACGCTTGATGCTGCTGTGGTCGCTGAACTGCTCGCTTCCGCTGGACAGTCAGTCACCTACACGGATGCTTCGCCTAGCGTCGCTGAGTTGTACCCCAAGTTGATGGATGCCATCCAGAAGGTGCAGACCACGTTCTTCGCAGGCCCGAACGTCATCGTGATGCACCCCCGTCGTCTTGCCTTCATCATGGCTGCGCTTGACACCACCAACCGTCCGTTGGTTGTGCCTGCGCCACGCAGCCAGAATGGTGTTGCTGCTGGTTCGGGTGCTGTCTACGGAAACAGCGGATACGAGATCGCTGGTCTTCCGATCATCACGGATGCGAATGTGTCTGTGGCTCAGGGTGCTGGAACCAACGAAGACACGATTTACGTTGGAAACCTGCAGGAACTTCACCTGTGGGAAGACGCTGGTGCGCCCATGTACCTGCGTTTTGATCAGCCGAAGGCTGCGGAACTCGATGTGCTTGCTGTGGTCTACGGATACAGCGCCTACACCGCCAATCGCTACCCAAATGCCTGGGCAAAGATTGGTGGCACGGGACTCGTCACACCTACGTTCTGATTCAACCAAAACTGATGGTGGGGTGCGCAATTATGGATATTGCGCACCCCACTTCACTTAGGGAGACAAAATGCAAGATCAGCAAAAGCAGATTGCAGCGTTGCAAGAAGAGCGCAGAGGATATGTGGTGCGCAACCTTCAAGATCGTGTCAAAGCAGTCGATGAGCAGTTGCGTGCGCTAGGCGTGTCATCTCGAGAGACTGCAACGGCAGTCCCTACTGAAGAGCGTGCGACTGTCGAAACACCCAAAAAGCGAATCACCAGCAAAAAGGCATAAATCATGGCTGTCACCAATGGTTACTGCACATTGGCTGAACTGAAGGCTGCGCTACGACGGACAGACAACACAGATGACACGCTGCTTGAGAATGCCATTGAAGGCGCTTCACGCAGAATCGATGGTTACTGTGGCAGGTTCTTCTACAAGACTGCTTCAACAGCAATCACCATGTATCCATTCAACTCATATGTGCAGCCGTTGGCAGATGATGTCGCCAACACCAGCATCACTCTGAAAACTGATACCAATGGTGATGGCACGTTTGATACCACTTGGGTGCAGGGAACTGACTACCAGTTAGAACCTTTGAACGCTGCGCTCGAAGGCAAACCATATAGGCGCATCGTCGCCATTGGTGGCAAGACATTCCCACAGCAATACACACCAGATCGACCTTTGGTGCAGGTCACGGCAGAATGGGGATGGCAGACCATCCCTGATGACATCCGTGAAGCCTGCATTTTGCTTGCCATGCGTGGCTTCGCACGCTTAAACGCTGCGCTTGGTGTCGTGGGCTTTGCTGACATGGCGATTCAAGTTCGTGCAGTCGATCCCGATGTGCGAGACCTGCTGAATCCATATCGAATTATTGGATTTGCCTGATGCCTGCGACAGTTTCCCAAGTGTCTGATGGGATCAAGACTGCGTTGGCAACAGTCAGCGGATTGCGCACCTATTCGTTCCAGCCTGAGCAACTAAACCCACCTTTTGCCTATCCCGAATTGACGCAGGTGACGTATCACAGATCAATGGGCTTGGGTGATGTCGAACTGCAATGGACTATCAATGTTGTTGTTGGACGTTATACGGATCGCACAGCGAATGATCTGCTTGACCAATACATAAGCCCGACAGGTGCAAAGAGCATTCGTGCTGCGCTCGAGTCTGACAAAACCTTGGGTGGGGTGGTACAGACGCTGATACTGTCATCGGCAGCCGATGTAACTGCTTTGAACGAAGCAGATGCAAACTTTCTACAAATCCAATTTCAAATGACAGTTCACGCTTAGGAGAGCATTTCGATGGCGCAACAGTTCAAAGTTTTGAGCGAAAAGTGCAGCCTTGGGAAAAAGGGTGCAACTGTCACCATTGATGAGAATTCTGGACTCAATGTCGCTGCTCTGGTTCAGGGTGGACACATTGCGCCAGTTGCAGCGAAGCCAACAACCAAAGAGTCTGAAAAAGAGGAGATCTAAAAGTGGCTCGTCTAGTCCTTACTGATGCAAGCATCACCATTAACAGCGTGGATCTTAGCGATCACTCGAACAGCGTGACACTCAACTATGAAGTGGACAGCATCGAAGTGACTGCGTTTGGCGATTCGGGACACTCGTTCGATGGTGGATTGCAGAACAACACGCTTGAGATCACGCTTCACCAGGATTTCGGTGCTTCCAGCACGGAAGCCACGATTTATCCCCTGGTTGGTACGCAGACAACTGTGGTGATCAAGCCCACTTCTAGCGCTGTGGGCGCTGACAATCCGTCCTACACGCTCACCAACTGCTTCCTGGCTTCACATAACCCTGTTGCTGGTGGTGTTGGTGAACTGGCTGCCACCAGCCTTTCGTTCACAGGTGGCACGCTCACTAAAGCAACGTCCTGATCTAACTAACAGAATCGAGCAGCGATGAAGATTCGTTTGAAAGTCCATTATTCAGACGGGAATACCAAGGACATCGAAGCAGGCTTTGCCGATTTCGTAGCGTTTGAACGCACCTGGCAGCGATCCGTGATGAAGATGGAACAGGAAATGCGCCTAACTGATCTTGCTTGGTTGGCTTGGCATTCAGAGAAGCGCACGAAGGCAACGCAAAAGGTGTTCGATCCCGATTGGATCGGAATGGTCGAAACACTCGAAATGAACAACGCTGACGAGTCTGAGAAGGTCGATGGCCCTTTAGGAGAGGATCAGCCACCTGGCTGATCGCCTACCTAGCGCTTGAATCTGGAATACCACCATCTGCCATCTTGGACGAAGATGAACAGATGATTGAAGCGATGTTGCAAGTGGCGCTGTGGCGCAGCAAGCAACAGCACGCAGAAAAGTAGATTTCAGACATGGCACTTCTCTCAACACGCATGGATTACGCAGAGATTTCTGGCGTAATGATTGAAATGCGTTCGCTTGATAGGGAAATGTATAAAGCGACCGAAAAAGCATTGAAATATGCTGCTGCACCCCTGGTGAACGATGTTCGGCAGGCATTTCCCAACAAAATCCTTTCGGGAATGATGGTGCAGTCAAAGACCAGTCGCAGAAAGCGTGGCCCATACCCTGTCTACAAGGTTGGTCAGGTTCGCAGGCAGGTCAATTCCAAAGTTGGTGGTCGTCGTCAAGGTGGCACGTTTCCAATTTTGAAGATTACGCAACGCAATGGTGCAGCAATGATCTATGACATGGCGCAGCATCAAGCGACACCTGGCGCAACTCTGTCAGCCAATTTGATCACTACAAGCCAAAAAAATGCATCTCGAGTAATGTGGCCTACGGTTCGTAAGAATTTGCACAAAGTTGAAGGTGCAATCATGGCAGAACTGCAAAAGGCAGAAAAGGTTGTGCAGACTCGCACAGGTGGTTATGCATCTTCAGCAAAAACCACAACAAGACGCACAACTTCATCTGCTCAAACAGCGTTTAGAAGGCTTGGTGCGTAGCAATGGCAATCAATGTCCCTATCATTACTTCGTTTGATGCTAAAGGCATCAATAAAGCCATTGTCGATTTCAAGCGTTTAGAAGGTGGCGCTCTCAAGGCTGGTTTTGCGCTCAGGACGTTGGATCAGGGTGCTGCTGCTGTTGCTCGTGCATTCGCCAAGGTAGGCATGGGTGCTGCCGTTGTAGGTGGTTTGGCTGTCAAGCAGTTTGCCAGTTTCGATGACGCAATGACGCAATCAACAGCGATCATGGGTGACGTATCAGACCAGATGCGCACACAGATGTCTGACGCTGCTAGGGAAATGGCGAAGCAAACCACGTTCTCTGCGACTCAGGCTGCAGAATCGTTCTACTTCCTGGCATCTGCAGGTTTGGATGCAGAATCGAGCATG